CTGTATAGGCCGTAAACGAATCTTTGCTAGCTACCCCATCAAATGCTTTATCAAGCGCCCTAGCGTGGTTTAAATGCGACTTATGCATATCCACAATGTCACTACTTCCATGATGCAAGCCAATCATCAGCTTATTAACGCCATAGCTATCGGTTGTGTAGTGCGTTAATTCTTTTTGGTGAACACTACCAGATGCATGTGGAGATGCAGTTGCTGCATGAATTGCATTACTGGTTTCTTCTGCCGTAAAGCGATCATTCAATGCCCCACTAACAGGGCTATGCACATCAGAAAAGTTCACACCATGCGGAATTTCAAGATGCTCAGTGACAGCGCCACGGCTACGATTGCCGATTCCTGTTTCTATGGGTTCTAGCACTTCAGGGTCGCCACGGTTGCGGTTCCCAATGCCTGTTTCGATTGGTTCTGGCTTTTCATGGGCTTGATTCAAAAAATCTTGAAATTGCATATTTATTCCTAAAATGGTCTATTGCTTATTTATTGACCAGCATCAAATTTCTTGATATCAATAATGTTCTTCATTGTGAAGTTACGATTATGGATCATTTTTAGCACATCTTCTAAGAATTTGCATTTTTCTGTCTGAACACCAATTTTCAGATTAATTTCGATCATCTTTGGATGAACAAGAATATGCTTCGCAAAATCAGCCCGCAATACTTTCTTGTCGCTGTACACCAATTCCCATTTCTTCAGCTCATCGATGGTTAATGTTTTCGAGTAGAACCCATCAAGTGCGAGCATCAATTCATCCCGATGGCTGTTCAGTCGCATCAGTAGTAATTTCTCATCAATTAAAATGGTGTAATATTTTGAATGCAACATAGGAACATTTGCACTTTCACTAGCTAGCCTAGTTTGGTCGATATGGCAATCAGTTGCCCATAATGTCATCAGTTCATCAATTTTCATGGGAATAGTTCTTTCAGTAAAGCATGGTATGTACATTATATCAACAACATGATTTACTGTCAAGCGATTAGAATCATCACAGCACGGAACACGCTACCCTATGAATCTTTTGGACGTGACTATCCATTATGTAAAAAGAGGTATTCATATTTCATTATTGTTATGATCATTATTAATGTTGATATGATCATTTATGCGATGACCCCGTTTTAATGCTTTATTTTTTATATGAATAATAATGAACAAGACGCTCATTCCAGCAATTTCGGACGCAACTAGCCTAAGCGGGCTAGATTCGCGCTTAAAATTAACGTTATCCGTCAACCCCATCTCGCTGGTGATACGCACAACTGTTTGACAGTAAGCCTAGGTTGTCCGGTAGGCTTTTACATGCTTGCTAGTTTTTTAATCCAACGGCATCCAATAACAGCAATCACCTTACTTGTTATCAGACTGATGTTGTGTTTTGTCACAGAGCATCATCTTGCTTCCTTGGTGTGCAATGGGAACCGCCACGCACGCGCCAATTTGGCTTTTATAGGTTTTCTAGTCCGACTAGCATCGCCCCACCTGCCTTTGCCAAGGGTTGCTTGTGAATCCTGTCCACGGTGTCTATAAACGTGTGCACGTAACCATAAAAGATGCACACTGATGTATTTAGTAAAACTTTTATACAAAAACAGGCAAAAACAGCGTTTTTTGCATAAACTTTACACTTTGTTACAAAACGTTACAAAGCAGATACAAATGAATGATGATTTTGCTTATATTTTAAGCAATTATTCAATTTTATCATTGAACGCGGATTGAAACAGGGCTAGCATCATACAGTTTATGTGCTCTATGGCCTTTTGCTACAAGTTGGTCACCAACAAATAGTTCATCATTGCATTGACCGCATGCGGACAGTTCCATCTTGACTTTACCTGTTAATGGCGATGCAAGATTAAGGTGTGCTGCTGCGATGTTGTAGAAATACTGCTCAGGTGTGTAGATAGTGATCATGTTGGTTTCCTTGATTCATTGTCGATGGGTTGAATTGTACATAGCATTCTTGATCACGTCAACGGTTTTCATCAAAATAAATACATACAACAAAGGAACCAACATGGAACAAAATCAAGGCACCAATCAGCACCTCAACTACTTATCCGGCAATCGTTCAGTATTGACCATCAACGAACTACCAGATACATCATTCACAATTGTTGGTTTCCCATTGCCGGGATTGCAACTACCTGCACCCGAACATCCATCGCCTTATTTTCAACGACCAGAATTCGGTGAAACTTTATTGTTTGAATCGCTTGATGTGGATTTTATTGTCATGGAAGATTTGTCAAATTGGCTAGAAATATATGCATGGATGAATCACTTAGGTGCGCCCCGTGACAAATCAAAAGAGCACAAAGGAAGGCCGTTTACGTACAGTGATGCAACTGTCACTGTTTATTCTAGCCACAACAATCCGTTGATCCGTGTTCATTTCAAAGATTGTGTGCCTGTTGCACTTGGTAACATCGCATTCACTGAAGACATTCAGGAAACCACTACAGTTCAATCATTCATGACAATGCAGTATTGGCGTTATGATGTAGAGCTAGTCAAGGGATGATTAAACGGGGCTAGGATCAATTATTTTCAAGTCACTGAATGGCGGTGATTTGTGTTTGATTAGAAGTCGATCAATCGCAAGTCCATGATTTTCCGAAATTCGGGTGGCATGCGCATATGAATCGGGTGAATGATTATTGAACCAATTATCCCATTCATTTAAATTTTTATCATCTAGTTTATTCAATGCAAGTTTTAGCTTTTCTACATTGGTCATCATATTTCCTTTTGGTGTGTGATGGAAATGGATTGTAACATGATTTGTCAATGTCGCCTCGCGCACACACGTTCATGAATAATCATGATGAAGAACACTTCAAAACAACAACTACACTTTAACCATAAGTTTTCATGTTGTCAAGCACTTTTTAAACTTTATTTTCATTTGTGGTTTTCTTGCAACAATCCTGATTTTAAAACAAAGTAAGCATCGACACAATCACTCAATGGGCTAGGGATTTTTTCTGATCCATCATCAACCAAATCAAACCAAGGATAGGGGTCACCGAGTTCATCTTTAAACGCATTCATCATGTCGCGCTTTTTTGCATTTCCTTTTCCGCATCCAAGTTTTTTTACGACAGTGGGCTCAATGCATGTGATTGGCACATTCATGTTGTACAGCTTGTGCTTGATGATGGATGTGCATTCGGCGATGTTAAACACAACACCATTGCCTGCATACGCATAGTTCTCTATAAAGGCTTTAGATGGGGCTACAAGCGTTTTTTCTAGTGATGTCAATAGCAGGGTAGCCAATAGGTCATAACGCTGCTGTGGCGTGCTGTAGAGTGGATACTCAAGTAGATGCACATTGGTAGTGGTTGCTTTTTGTTTTTTCTTTTGCCGGAATGCAAAAAAGTGATATTGATTGTTATGGAAAGCGCAAATTGCGGGTGACGTGATTGAATAATCAATGCCTATGTTCATTTTTGTTTCTTTAAATAGTTGTAATTGTTGATTTACAAAAGGAAACGAACATGGCTTATATTACTGTGAATAGTAGCGGTCAAAACATTGTTGATGCGGTTAATGAGAAATTGGATGTTGCTGGTATGAATGCAACATTGGGTGCAAGCGGTGGCAGTGCTGCTGTTGGGTTTGTTCAGAGTGGTGTGGGTGCGGTTGCGCGGACTGTTCAGAGCAAGCAGCGGGAGTCAGTGAGCGTTAAGGATTTTGGTGCGGTTGGTGATGGTGTTACCGATGATACTGATGCGATTCAGGCTGCTATTGCGCATGCATTTACGTTGCTAGGCACGCCTAGATATGCGACATTAGGCTTATATTTTCCACCCGGTGAATATGTCGTCACGTCTAATAATTGGTTAGGCGCAGTAATGCCAGCCAACGCAACTGGCGGCGCATTTGTAAATTACTCGATATCAGGCGGCGGTCGAAAGAACTCGATTATTAGATTCAGGCCGACCATCGCAAATGCGTATATATATGATCAAACTGTCGCCGGTACCACGGCATTGCTGGGGTTCCAGTGTGAAAATCTTGGTTTTGTTTTAGATCAGTCAAGCAACGGTAATGCAGCGATTCACGGGCTTAGAACGCAGGGCGTTTCTGGCTCCGCTACTCAGCTTATTAAATTTCAATCTGGAATCTGCTACGGTACAGCGGATACAGTGTGGGTTGAGTACACTGGAACCGCAAATGAAGACAACACCATAATAAATGACTTTCACTTTTTCACCGGCATAAAAACATTAATCAAAAATTCAAATAGTGAATCTCTTGGTCATTACGTAAGAGATTGCAATTTCAGTGGATTGAGTGGGCATCTATTCGACTTTGTGCGTGGCGGCGGTCTTTTATTGGATGGGTCAAACATTCAATTTAACGCTGCATATTCTGGTGAGGCATCTATCCTAAAAACAGGATATGGCACAACGTCTCCGGGTGATAGCCAGCAAGTTTTTTCAATCAGAAACGTCCGCGCAGAATTGCGCGGTGTTGCATCTCGTGTGCTATACATTGATCGTCAAGCATACGCATCCATCGAGTTTTCAAACTGCAATTTTGCAGGTGGAGCTTACCAAAATCAGGCGCTGGGTATTGTGCCAGTGCAAAGCAAATCGAAGATCACTTTCAGAAATTGCATCTTGAAAGACCAGTCGGCATCTTATGTCACGGCTGGAAAAATTCAGTTGGTAGACGGAAGGCTGGATACCGACTACTCAACATCAAATGGCGCAATTACTGAGATATTATTTGAGCGCATTAACTTTTCTGGAACGAGGGTTCCCGCGTACACCACTCATTCATTGATAGATTGGAGCGCCTTAACTGTAGCTTCGATCTATCGCACGGTGTCTGTTGTTTACAGGTCATGCGACACTATTCCCGACTGCGTTGAGTACGGCTACGACCGGAAAACAGGGCGCACATTTAGACCGGGTTTTGTCTCTGGAATACCGTTTCGAGGCGAGAATTTCCCGGTTGGCAATGGCGCGTCTTCGCCGTCCAATTCCGCGTCAGATTTTAACGTAATTGTTCCACTCAACAATTTTGTTGTCGGCGTGGAGGTGAACAGGAAAAGCCTGTCATCTTGGAGTTCTGTGCCGAACTACGCTATCCGCGTGGTTGATAAAATTGAATATGACGCGCCAGGTACGGGCACTGTTTATGGCAGTACAGCTGCGCAGGCTGGCAATCTAGCCATCAACCAAACAATATATATTAATAAGTCATTTACTGGCGCACTGGATTCTCGGACCCTGTATTTACAAATTGCATCTGGATATACGGTTACTGGCGCCGGAGCTGCCGGTGTTGTTTCCGATGGCGGGTGCATCCTGAAGCTATCATGACCAAAATAATCCGCACCTCCCTCATGCCATCCAACACCGGATTCGCATTTATAATCACACCATACTAACCAAAATATCACGAATCTATATTCAAATAAAATAGGATTCGTGATTTTCAATTTATATTAATTATTTTTTCCCGGCCTTCATCATAGCATCTGCAAGTTCGTATGCATAACTTGCTTGCTCGTCACTCGACCAGTTGTAAGTAGATACTACACCATTCAGTGCAGCAATCGCAAACTGATCTCGCATTGTCATTATGTATGAATCGTCTGTAACTTCGGATGGTGTTGTGAATGATACGGGGGTTTCGGGGGCGTGAAGATGAGCTGCATACCCAGTATTTTCACAGCCAAAGACGGCACCCCCAGTTAGCACGAATCGAAATGCGCATCGTTTGCAATTTTCAGTAGGGAGTGCATCTGTTCGCACCAAGATGTATTTTTTGCCGTTTATTTCTTTGATCATAGTGTGTTCCTTCATGATGTCGATGTGTGTATTGTACATCCACAGAACAAGCAAGTCAATCACTTTTCATCGCTTCCTAAGTGCTTGTATCTCAGTAACCCATTGCTGTAGTTCTTGTAGCTGAACCCTAGTGGCGTTAGCTAGTGCATTGTTCCTTGCAACAATTTCCAAAAATTCCTTAAAGTCTAGTTCTGTTTTAATTTCAATCGGATTACTTGGCGCTGTCATCAGCACGCTTGGTGGCGCTGGTTGCGGCAAATCCATTGGAATTGTTGTACAGCCTGATAACATCATGACTAATAATGCAACTTTGATTAATTTCATTTGGTAATTCCTTAATTAGTTCAATGGTTTCGCTTGATTTACTTTGAATTTCAATAACGCGATCAACATATTCTTTTACAATTCGATCTTGAATAACTATTTCTTTTTCTTTTCTGACAATAATTTCAGTTGCTTGTTTTAATTCAGCGTCACGAACCATTGCATCGCGTTTATCATATCCGCTATTATAGCCATGAAACCATAATCCACCAACAATTACAATAAAGCCAATAATCCTAATCAACCACGGGTTAGCAAGTAAGGCAAGCATTATTCATTTCCTTTATCGTACATGACCCTGACGTTGTTAGCGCCCTCGTTCCATACATCATTGACATTAGCATCTTTTAGTTTCCCATGCTTTACAAATTCACCATCACCATTTGATTTGACTACATGCACATGATCGGGGTGCCTATTAGCCAATTTTAGCCATAATGACCTCGCACCAACACTATTGACGCTATCACTGATCACCGGCTTGTTGGTTTCTTTGCTTGCTCGTTCAATATTATCCAAAATCAATTCTGCGCTACCGTGCGAAGTCTTAGCTGTGTTTTTGTGAACCAGATAATTGCCTGACCAATGCGGCTCAAAATTACTGATGCTATGCGCATTGGCTCCATCGCCATGATAGTAATATAGATCACCGCCAAAGTCAATCTTGCCGGGTGCGACTTTGCTGCGCTGTGTGTATTTCACCGTTGATTGCAGATTTGTGTCCATGACCAATTTATGAATTGGCATTAACATTGGCATTTCCAATAGAACGTGTGATTCTTGTAAGAATTGATTAAATGATTTCATGTGGGTATGATGCCGCCGTTAATTGTTAGAATTTAATTGGTTCCGAATGCGAATATTTTTTGCAATCGCATCAAACATGGATACTCGCTTAGGGAATGTACCGACATCTTCCACCACGCATGTTCGTGCATCGTTCCCACCATCAAGTCGTTTTGTGTATCCAGCGTCGCGCACCGATTTTCCAGTTTTAGCAGCAAGTCGTTTCGCAAGTCTCATATAGACATCATGCTGATCATCGGTTTCAGATTGTAGCTTAATTACTCGGTGCTGATTTAACTGATCTACAGCGTCATCGTGTATAATCTTGATTGCATGCAGCATAGATTTCTTGTCCAATTGGTGATCATGAAACTCACCGTTCCGATTGTGAAAATGATACTCCACCGTCTTGCTAGAAAATTCACCAGCGGGGCGCATGAACTTGATCACGGAATGTCCATTGGCTAGCATGTGCTGTGAGTGCATGACTTTTGTGTGCGCTGGGTGAATTTGATCACCGAGAAGGGAATTGAACTCTGCTTCTCGTTCATGGTCACGATGCACTTCAAATTCCGAATCAAGAACTTCATTCAGAATTTCTTCTGTAATTGGGGAAGTTTCTTCGCAAAATTCTTTAAATGATTTGAGTCGATTTTTGTTGACAATTTTCTTTTGTTGTTTTTTGCTAACTACTGGTTCGCTTGTGTCAATGACCCCATTAGCAACTGACACAACGGGGGCTGTATCTTCAACAAGAATTCCGTCGATTATAGAATATGATTTATTCATCATCGGGTTCCGTTAATGGGTCACCACAATAAGGGCAATATGCAATTTCAAATTCCGAATATTCTTCTACAACTTTAAATTCACTTTCGCATTCTTGGCAGATTATGGTTTCCATTTTATTTTCCTATTAAATCGACACAAAATTGTAATTAGTGTACTGTAGTTTTTCCAAGATGGATTGTGCATTTCCTGAAGAAGAATACGCAAGCCGATATATTACTTTTTCATTTTGGGAAAATCGCATCGTCATTTGTGGTGTGTGAAACTTCCCTAATTTATATACAACTTCCAATACTTCCTTGCATTCAGGGTCTTGTTGGGCATCCATTGTATAGTCAATGGCGAACCCATCATCAATTACAAAAAAGTTAACGATCATTTTCTAACCATTCCTATTTTATGTGAGTCGCCTGCGTATGCATCATTAATATCCACCATTGGTGATTCTTTATTTCCATCTATAACCGTAAAATTTATCTTGTCTTTATTTCGATCAAATAGCTTTGAATAATAAGAAATTGCATCACCAGAATGCAATGTAGACGAAACAATTTTATGCCCTTTGTCTAACATAAAATTTAAATTTCTAGTTATACTGCCGGGTTCTCCGTGTGTGCCTTTATTGATATAAACCTGAGTATATGACCCATCATGATTTGGGGCGTATAAACTTACATCACTGAAATTTTTATAATCTCCTGTATGATGCAACAATGCACCACTATGGGTTGTCTTAATAAAATGATTCGGGGTAGAGTTTTCTAATTGTTTACTTTCTCGATTGGCAAATACATGAAAAATCTGTCCCTTAATATCTTCCGGCTTGGTGCCAACCAACTGGGCCTCTGTGATGTACATTAGCGTTAGTATTTCTTTCATTTTACCGTATCCGTATATTGACATTTTCATTTTCCTTTGCTTAACATTTCCAAAAGTTCTGATGTAGACCCAACAAATACGTTATTGTTTTGCACATTAGTTTGGTTTTCTACACTACCATTTACAGTTGCAAGTTTTTTCTTAATATCTGCGCGCTTTGAATGTGCATCTAGTAAGTCTTTATTTGATGCAGCCAATGAATTAA